AGACTCCCGGCTGATGCGGGTGAGGCGGGTGAAGTCGGTCATCGAGATCGCTGCTTTTTCCAAGGCTTCAAAGATATATTTCACTTTTGCTTCGTACATTGTGAGGCTCCTTTTTATCTGGGCGGTTGCGCAAAGACAGCGGATGTGCTGCCCTTGAGGAGCCGCCCCGAAGGGCGGGTGTTTGTTATACGCCGCGAAGCAGGCGCAGTTTATTTTTACAGGCCGAGTTCCTTCATCAACTGCTCGTCGCTGATCTCAGCGGCGCCGGCCGGTGCCTGCTGCACAGGAGCCGGAGTTTCCTTTTTTACCCGCGGCTTGGAGACTTTTGCAGGAGGTGGAGTGTTCAGACCCAGGCCCATGTCGTCCTCAACCAGCTCGGCAACAACCGGCTGCTGCACAGTGATAGCGTCCTTTACTACCGGAGTTTCCTTCACCTGCACAGGAGCGGCGACCTGCTTCGCTACAGCCGGAGCTGTTCTTGCCTCCACGATCTCACATACCTCGATGGACTCAGACATCTCTGCGAGTTTCGGGATCAGGTTCTCAGGCAGGTAGCCGCCGAACTTGAATACCATGATCGGGTAGGTCTCCGCCAGATCGAAACCGATCAGGGTCTTAACCGTACCGAGCGGGATTCCGTTGGCACTGAGTTGCTTAACGAACAGGCCGAAGTTCTTCAGGCTGGCCGGCGGGATGCGCAGCATGTGAACGCCGAACCCGGGTACATGCACAGCCAGGATCTTGGTGTCCGAGCAGGACTTCCCCTTGGTCGGTGCGCCGTTCTGGTCCTTGCCTGAGCCGAAAGCGTTCTGCGGACAGGCTGCGCAGGTGTCGGACTGCGGTGCGGCGACGGAAGCATCCGGCCGCTCAGAGTCCTCAGAGTAGCAGTCCGGGGCCTGGAACACGTCGGAGTTCGGGTTGTACGCCATGGCGTACCAGGACTTGCTCAGAGCTTTCTTCGCCCGGAGAACAATGACCGGCAGGTAGACGTTTCCGTCAGGACCAGCCACCAGAGAGGCGGGAGGGAACGGGGTCTCGTCGCCGTTGCCGTCAACGAGGGTGAACTGCTTGCCGGACAGCTTTACCCGCGCCGGGCAGCCGGTGGAGATTCCGCTGGCTGCTTCTTCGTTGGCCTTGCGTGCCAGCTCCGGGTTTTTCAGGTATGCAGGTACTGTGGATTGGTCCGGGATCATCAAATCGTTACTCATGGTGTTGCTCCTTTGTTGTTGTGGTTAGTTATACTGCTACAGACAGCTTCCGCCATTCTTTCAACAGAGCCGCCAGCGTCAAACTACCTTTCCTTGATCTGGCCCCTGCGGCTTTTACCCCTTTCTCAACCTGGGTCCTGGCGTTAAGCTGGAACTCTGCTATTTCGGCGTTGATCTTATTCAAAAGCTCTTCCATCTCGTGCTCCTTTGTTGTTGTGCCCATCAAGGGCGGTTTGTTTTTATGCGCGGCGGACTTTAACGTCCTTGACCTTCGTATAATTTATGCCTGGTGGAGGGGTCTGCCCGTCCTCAAGTCTTTGTTTCACTGCGGTCTTGCTGACCCGGTTTTCGAGGAAGGTATTGCGCTCGTCCCAGTCCTCGTGTACCCATGCAAGGAACGTCCCGGCATCAGCAACTGTAGCTGAGTCCTTCCAGTCGATGAACACAGTTCCGTGCGGCGCCTTCATGCTGGTTGCCCCCATCTTATCGAGGGCGCCCATCAACCACTTCTCTCTGTTCTCTTGGAGAGCCTTGAGGTCTGCGACCTTTGCGTCGAACAACTTCTTCTCCGCCTCGATGGCGTCCCTGGTTTCGATGTACTTCTCAATGACCTGCTCAACTGTTATTGTCATGGCGATCTCCTTATTTGTGACTAGCTTATCAACCCCAGAAGGAGTTGTCAACTTATTTTTGTTGCTTGGGTTACATTTTATTTAGGAGGGATTTCACGAACGCATACGCTGATGAGTTAGTCTCCACATCAGGGTATTTTAAACACTGCTCTGCGGCCAGCCTTAAACACACCGCTTCTGCTAAGTCATTACTTTTCCCCAGTGTCTTGCCTTTCCCATCTACCATGATGTGGGCCATCCACTTCTCAGCACCTTTCGCCCAGCATACTCCAACTATTCCTGACGAACTTAGTCCGCTCATGTTTTTGTTTCTGTTCTGGCATTGCATCGTAGCTTCTCTAAGGTTCTCCCACCTATTATCGTGCCGTATTCTGTTTTTGTGGTCTACAGTTGTTTCAGGCAGATATCCATCCATCCAAAGGACTGCTATCCTATGCGCGGAGTAACTTAGGTAGTCGAAGGATAGTACTACATATCCATCACCGTTGATAGCTCCAGCTACCGCCCCCTTGCGCGCACGTCTACGGTTTACTTTCCATGTAAAAACTCCACTCTCAGGACAGTAATCAAAAAGTTCTCTAACATATTCCTGTGTAATCATACTTGAGTCCCGCCACTGGCTGACAGCGCGAGCACTACATCCTGCAACCTTCCGCGCTCCTTCAACACCGAGTAGATCCTGCGTTCCTCAGCGGTGGCGTAGATGTGGGCGATGTCGATCTTGGCTGTCTGTCTGCTCCCGTCGGTACGAGCGTTCGCCTGCTGGTAATACTCAGGGCGCCAGTATGGGGCGTACCAGATGGACAGCGACGCTGCTGTCAGGTCGAGGCCGTGGGCCATGGTGCCTGGGTGGGCCAGGATAATGTGCGGATCTTTATTTGTCCGGAAGTCCTTAAATATCTGGGTGCGCTTGCCGGCCGACACTCCCCCATCTACCACGGCTACGGTCCACCGCTTGCGCAGCTCCACAGCCAGGGCGTCGAGGACACCGGTGAACGGGACGAACACCAGCACCTTCTCGTTGTTCTCTTCAATCAGCTCCTCAAGAACAGCCAGCCTTGGGCCATAGTCCATCTTGACTATCGACCCGTCCGCTGCGATCACGCACCCGCACGCCGTCTGCACGAGCTTACTGATCAGCACTGCGGCATTGACCGCCGTTACAGTTGAGCCGCGAACTTCGGTCATTGCCAGTTGGATGAGCTGCTTGTACGCCTTGGTCTGCTCCTCGCTCAACTGCGCCCTGCGTTCGATGAAGCACGGCTCCATGTCTGTGCAGACAGATCGCTCGAAGCGGATGGATGGCTTCAATATCCTGGCCACGCTCTCGGCTGATCCTTTGCGTGGAACCCATTTGAACTGCCCGAGCTGCATCATCGTCTCATTCTTGAAGCTGGTGAAGTGCCCGCGGTAATTCTCCGGGGTGACCAGCTTGCACTGCCCGAACGCATCGGTCGGATCGTTGGGGGTCGGGGTGCCGGTCAGGCCCCAGCAGGCACGGACAATCCCTTGGTGGTTCAGCACGTTGTTCATCGGCTTGAATATTGTTTTCGCCTTCGGATTCCTGAGCGTGGCCACCTCGTCGATAACAATAAGGTCGATGTCCGGACGGGCCGCCAACTCCTGCTCTATCATCTGCACGCCGTGGTGGTTGATGATATAAAAATCATGCGGCTGGGCCAGCAGCTCAAGGCGTTTCTTCTTCGACCCGTGCAGTACACAGAACGTCCGGAGCGGGAACGACTCGAAGATGTTTGTCTCCCACACATCCCACAAGGTAGACAGAGGGGCCACGATCAGGGTGCGCTTGATCTTGCCAGTCTGCCGCAGGTAGTCCGCTGCCCACAGTGCTGCCAACGTCTTCCCTGTCCTTGGCGAGGAGTGGCAGTGCGCCCTGGTGTTGAGCGTGAAGAACTCAGCGGTGTCGGTCTGGTACCACCTTGGCTTGTACCTCCCGGGCCACTCGTACAATGAGCGGATTGGGGAAGGCGTCTTGATCCCAAGGTTGTTGAATATCCTGGCCGCCTCCAGGGTGAACGGAACCGCGGCGAATGTCTGCTCTCCGATGTTCGTCTCCTTGAGCCCGGGGAACAAGGCGCGAAGCTGGCCGGTTCCTTGGACTGGGAGGACGATATGGTTGTTGATTATGCGGGGGGCGGTCATCAATACCTCTCCAGCAGCCAATCACTGAAAACTTTCAGGCTCTCATCGTCCGAAACTACGAACACCGCGCCGCCGGAGACGTTGATTGAATGAATCTGCAAGGCCTGGAACCCGGTCGGCTTCTTGCCTGGCGCTTTCGCCTCGACCGCGAAGAACTTTCCTCGGTAGTGCCCGATGAAATCAGGGATGCCTCGCACAGACATAGGCCCCTGAACAGCCGAGTAGTACCAACCTTCTGCTCTTGCAAACGTGCCGGCCCTGGCTGCCGGCTGGATGTCGTAAGCATGCAGGAGGTCTTTGATCTGCGCTTTTACTTTATTTTCTGGTGTCATTTTTCGACCTCGTATCTCTCTCCACACCTGCGGCATGTTGTCTCGTACCATTGTTCGTAGTCATAGAACCCTTCGTTTATAGACATTTTCTCCACCGCACTTAGATTGTGACCTAAAATGATACATACTAGACGCCTAATAAATTTCATTCTTCGACCTCCTCAGTCTGCGCATCCTGCTCGATCCCAACCTCGTACATCTCACGAAGTACGTCCCACAAATCTCTACTGTCTTCCTCTTCAAGAAGCATTTAAAAACACCTGGCGCAGGTCGGTCAAGGCTTCCTCGACTGACTGCGTGTGAGAAGCGGCGTACCTTGGAGAGTCAAGGGCCAGGATGTATTCCTGCACCGCATCGAACAGCGCTGAGTCTTCTTCTGGATGAGTGAAGATTGTTTGCCGGTTGGTGCAGATACTGCACACTACGTCCACATCTCCGTCCACCTCAACAATATCAGCCGGGCCTCCGCAGTTTGGGCTGGAGCATTTCAGGCCTTCAAATTCTTCGAGGTTTATTGCGTTGTCGTTGCTCATGTTATCTCCTCTTCAAACAATTTGTTACTGGGCAGTACGGACACAATCCCGAAGGCTTGGCCGGGAAGTTGTCCGCGTCCCAGGCTGCTTGCATACTGGCCACCCGAGGCAGGATGTTCTCCCATACTTGAGGGATCTCAGTGCGCTTGATCGGCTTGATCCCTGTGACCTGCTTGAACTTCGTCCAGATGTACTTGCCCTCGAAGATGTCGATGCCGGCTCTGGTTTTCTCCAGGGCTGCGACGCAGATGCGGAGCTGGTCGTCGCCTTCTTTGATTTTTCCAGTTTTCCAGTCGTACAGAACTGCGGTGTTCGGGTGGTGCTTTGTTACCACTACGTCCAGCTTGCAGCGAAGCCAGGCGTCCTTGGCGAACCACCCGGTGAGGTCCAGGTTCTCGTTCAGCGTTATCTCTGTCTCCGCCTCCAAGAAATGTCCGCTTGCCTTCAGGGCTGAGACATACGGCGCCACCGGAGCGAACGCCTCTGGGTCTTTATGGTCTTTGCCTTTGATGGCCAGCTCTGCTGCCTTGTGTACGCGGTTTCCCCACCTGAGAGCTTCTGATTCTTGGAACGGCGAGGTGCAGTAAAACCGTGCGGCTGCGTACCTGGCTGGACACCCTTCAAAGTCTGCGAGTGCGGTGTACGACCAGGAGAACGGCTTGCCTTTCGCGTTTATGGTTTTGGTCACTTGAACACCCCTCTGCTCCACCCCCACTTCAGATCCTTATAGACTCTCAAGAACTTTGGCTTCGGCACCTGTGTTGAAAGTCTTACTGCCTCCGCCGCTGCGCGACGTAACTTCCTTGCTACTGTTCCTCTCATCGTCATTTCTCCTCATAGTAAAGTTGCCTCATATCATCCATCCGCACATACCCAATAACCGATCTCTGTCTGTACTCCTCGGATTCGGCCTCTATCCTGGACAGCTCGTTAAAAACCGGCTGGCGGTATGCGTGTGCTGCCATGGCCGCGGCGGCGATGCAGAGGGTTAGGATGGTGATTATCTTGAGCATAGTTACCCCTTAATGACTGCCAGAGGACGTAGTTTTACCACAATATCCACCAAATCGGCTTGGTTCCTCATCACAGTATCAATGTCCTTATATGCTCCAGCGGCTTCGTCAAGGTCTTGGGTGTTTCTGATGCCGTGA